TTGATAAACTTTTAGTTCGGCTTCTCCGAAGGCAGTCCCTAAGACTTGCAAGCAAGATACTACTGCTGAGTTAGAAGCACCGTTACCAAGTCCACCTACATCAAATTGACCTGCGTTACTTTGATATCCTTGTATAAAGTTAGTATTTCTTTGACTAACTCCTTGTCTAAAGAAATTAAATCCTGTTGTTCTTTTTACTTCAGGTGTTCTTCCAAAGACAACTTCTCTGAAACTTCTTCTCTCTGCCATATCTATCCTTCATTGTGAGCATTTGAGTAGTAATGGACGCAACCCTTATCGGCATTACTACTCTATGCTCTTATATCTTAACTTAAATTACAAAACTTTTATACTTTTCCGTACTTTTGATTCTATTACTGCGTATGCCAAAGAGTCAACTATATCGTCATGCTCTGCTTCAGGAAACCTTAGCAACTCTGTTTGTACGTCAGCAAACCACGTTGAGTTCTTTGGAAAAAAGATGTCTCCTGCTTCCATTCTTGCAATCAATGGATAAGCTCTTGATACCTTATCTCTATCTGCTTTAAGCGACTTTACTATTAATCCTTCTCTCTTAGCCATTTGAATAAACGCCAACTGGTAACCTGCTCGCTCAATCCCCACATACGCCAAGTCAAACTGTTCCACTTTTCTTTGTAGTAAGGGCAGTAAATCAGGTGCTTCCAATCTTCGTCTGTCAATGTCCAGTATGAGAATCTTGCCTTCAGGTGTGATTGCCACCGAAGTAATAACTGTGAAGTCAGCACTTTGTTTAGTTGATGTTGCAAGGTCAACAGTTGCATATCTACGGCAATCCTCAAGCCTGCACTCTTTGTCCTTATATTTATAAATAATTTCTGTATTTTCATTTTTTTCCTCGTCAATTCCTATTCTTTGTTCTGTTTTGTAATGGTCAAACCAATCGGCTTTAAATAAACCACCACTTGCTTCTATAAATTGAGCTTCGTACTCTTGAGCGTATAAAAAACTTCCTATCTCTTGTTTTGCCATTTCTAACTCGGCAGGGTCAATAATTGGGTTTGTTATTGTAGGATATGTAAATCTGACCCAATCATCAAGCACATTTGCTTCTGAATACAATTTCTCAAAAAAGTTATATCCTTTTGGCGTGCTTATAAAAAATGCACTACCTTTTTTCTCTGTTAAGGCAGGTCGGATAACTTCTGCCCAAGTTTGTGGCTTCATAAAGGCACACTCGTCTAAAACAACAAAGTCAAGACCTGCACCTCTGAGTTTCATAGGGTCATCTGCTGACCTTACTTGTACTGAGCCACCAGTAGCAGTTACGATTGTTCGCTCTGCTTCTTTTACTCTAATACCATATTCGATACCAATACTTCGTAAATCTGCCCACGCTTCATTTGTCATTGAGTAAGAAGGTGCAATCCACCAAGCTCTCTTGCCTTCCCAAGCGTACTTAAGACAAAGCCAAACACCAAGTTTGGTCTTACCCCAACGCCTTCCTGCTGATAAAACAGTAAACCTTTTCATATTCTTTACAACTTCCATTTGTGCTGAGTGTAAAGGTGGCAACTGAATATCTAAGCCTGATAAGACATCACTATCTAAAGATGATTGCATATTACTCCTGAGCTTTAAACCAAGTAATAAATGTTTCCAATGCTTTTGATGATATTGGAAGTGAACTATACATCAATCCCATATCTGTAATCATTGGAATAAATACTACGGCAGGTATTTCAAAATCAACCAACTCATCAAGAATTGGGTCATCTAAATCTTTATTAATTTCTAATGCGTCAATGTAAAGATTATTAAATTCTATAATCTCAGCAAACAATTGGTTAACATCTTCATTCTCCATTGTCTAATCCTTTTGGCTCTATGACTTCGCCTTCTACAAATTCTTCTTCTTGAGCTTTGTCTAGTAAGTTACCGTCTGCCCAACGTAGTCTAACTTCTTGACTATCTTGATTTTCAATAGCAACTGTATCTCTTTTACCAAACAAGTGTGGGTATCTTCTCTCTAAGTACCAAGCGTCTGCCTGCCAAGAGCCACTCTCTCCTGCTTCTTCTATTCTTCTAATTCTTCTCTCAATAGCTTTGGCTTCTGCAATCTGTATTCTTTTCCAAACTTTGTCATAAGGTGTTATGCCTTGCTGACCTTTTTTCTTCCATTCGTGAAGTGTTGATGTGCCTATGCCTACTGATTGGCAAGCGAGGTTAACGTACATTCCAGTTGCGATTGAATCACAAAGAGCTTGTACTAAGTCATCATTATATGCGAGTGTTTCTTTTGGCATTGTAACGTCCATAATAGCAAAATCGGTATCGAATGATACCGACCTAATAAGATTGTTTACTTAAATTTAGAACTATATTTTAAAACGCTTTTCCACTCTTTTTGATTGTAGTAATTATAGTCTCCTTCTAGTAAATGTTTTTTATCTATAAGACCAACTGATACTAATTTTATCTCTTGGTTTTTAACTTTGCATACACCGTTAACTACGTGAATACCGTCTAATACTTTAAATTCTAAATAACCTGCTTGTGTATCTGATTCTAATTCTATTGTAAAAAAGTTAATTCTTCCGTGTCCTGCTCTGCCGTCATATCCATATTTTTTTGCTTGTTCGTTTGTTATTTCTGAAACTTTACCAACGGCTATTACATTTACATCTTTGTTATGGTTTTCTAAATATACAGGTGTAGTCCAAGAATCTTGAATATCTTTAACTTTAAATCCTTTGTTCAATAATGGCTTTAGTAAGTTTTGTACTTTTTTGTTATTTATTAATTCATTCATACTCTTATTATACATAATCTTAGATTACAACAAACATATTTATAATAAATATCAGATAAAAACCACAACATATAGTGTACTTTTAATTTTTTTTAAAAATCTACTTTTTCTGCTCTAATTTGCACACAATACAGTACAAGAAGAAGTTATGGTCAATGAAGTGATGACCCTTCTCCTCACATATTAAAGTTGGATTCTCCTGCATTTGCTTCTTGCGAATCTCGTCTTTACCTAGAGCTTCAAACTTGCCAAACCATTTGTTAATTGCGTATGGCGTGATGTCTATGTTGTTCCAATGTTTTTTGTAGGCGAGAATTGAGCCTTTAAGCATATCAGTTGTGACACCAACCTCAGCTAACTCCTTACAGACTTTAAACCAACCTGACTTCTCCATTTGACTTCTTGGCTCATATCCAAGTTCATCAACAAAGACTCGGTAGAGTGACTTGCGTTGTTTAAGTACATCTTCATCAATCTTATTTACTTGTGGCTCGTCCACATATTCTTGTTCTATTGGTTTTAGTTCATTGGTTATAGTTCTATGTATTGTCTCCGATACTACCCTTGTATCGTCAGCAGTACTACCCCTCGTATCATCTACGATACTACTAGATGTAGTGGTATCATCTACAACACTAGGTTTGCTTGTAATCAAGAAATATAGATTAGTTTGCTTTACATTATCCTTCACTCGATTTTGTTTTGTAATAGCACCCAAGTCCAGTAGCTCATTGATGAGCTTGTGTGTATTAGCTCGACTGACACCTACTCGCTTTGACAAAGTGGTTACACTTGGAAAACAAGAATTGTCTTTTCTATCTGCATAAGTCCACAAGATACAATATAGATTCTTTGCTCTTGGGCTTATGTCTGCGTCTAATATCCACTCAGGTATTATTGCAAAATAATTATCTGCTTCTATTTTCATTCTTCTCCGTTTCTTTGTTTAGATTATAAGTCTTTGTGAGTCCTATGCGTCTAGGACTCACTTAGACCAGTACGTATCAAAAGGGAGATACATTGTCCTCTAGCTTGTCTAATGACTTCGCTACTGGAACACTTGGCTCTTGATGATTAGGCAGACATTCTATTGGTGGCTCGTCTGACCAACTAGCAAAAGGGAAACCATTGTTACCTGCCGTACATTGTTTATTACCACATTTGAAGTTAGGACTTTTGTCTGACTTCTTATCAACTCTGTTGTCGTACACCTTAGACGCACAAGCAGGACATTTAAGCTCTACTTGACCAACTGGGCTATGTGACGACACATTTTGTTGGCTTGGTTGCGTGGCAGGTGTACTAACAACAGAATTAGTAGATTGAGCAAACGGATTGAAAACCCAATCTTCTATGTCTTGTGCAAACTTAAATATCTCATCACTAGAACTAAGTGTAGGGTAACCACTACTTGCTAATTCTATTGCTGATTTGATTGCTACTTGTCGTACAATTAATTTATCCTTGTTATCCATTTACTAACTCCTTACTTGAATTAACTCTATCTTCAACCCATTCGTTATCTTCTCGCCAATCTAATAAGGTTTTCTTATTCCATACTGGTGTTGCTTTTAATTGGTGGTCAGGCTCAGGTAATTTACCTTGAAACTTCCATTGGGCTACTTCTTGTCTTGTGACTCCAAGCCATTGTCCAATCTCTGCCGTGCCTAATATATCTTGCGTCATACTCTCTCCTTTAAATATTCTGCTACGTTTATTTCTTTTTGTGTTTGTAGTTCTTCATACAACTCATCAAGAGCTTCACTAAGACTAGCTTCGCTCTTATGTAAGTGTGGATAATACTTTAGTGTTACTTCTTCTATAATCATTAACACTATACTTATCCCTGCTAATGCAGAAAAAAACCAAAACAATATCCATAAAAAGTCTTGCTCATTCATAATTATCTTCTCCGTTCATTATTGTATTATATGTTTCAAGCGTAATTGTGTACTTAAACTGTTGAAACTTATCTCTGTTTAAGTCTGCTACTTTTTGTAATATACTTGCACCACGTTGGTAGCTAAATACTGGCTCAAGGTTTATCCAACCACTTGCTTTGTATTGACTACCATAGCTTTGTTCAACGACAATATCTACACGTCCCTGAATAAAACCTATTAGTCTAGTATCTTCTTCGTTTCTCATATCAACTCCGTTTCTATATTTATATTAATCTATGATTTGTTTTATGCAAATCTTAAATTAAGAGATTAAAGATATTAACTTGTTAGATTTATATTTCGTACAAGCTATTTATTACGGCAACATAGGTAATAAAATATTGCTCTGAAATTAAATCTTGTTATAAAGTTTATTCCACATAACTAATGTTGCACTTGTTAAGTGGCATTATATACCGTCATCATTATGATTTTTAGACCAACCAAAAGGCAGTCTAGGAAGGATTTTAACCTTACCAACGATAAGCCAAATTAATATCTTTAATCTCTCAATTACTAAGTCCTTACGGATATGAGCGTCTATGTTTGCTCACTTAAATTACTTATCTAACATTGTTCGGCTTACCTATATAGGCGTGATTACTAAATGGTGTATAAGTTTTAAGTAGTTCATATTGCTTATAATCAATATATGTTTTATAGTGTCGTCCAATAGTGCAAACGTTGAAAACGACTATACCAAACAACTACTCATATCCATAAGAACTCAGTTAGTCAATGGTCTTGGTCTAGGCACACAGATACTTTACGCACAGGGTTACGCTACTTTATCAAGCGTTCGTTTTAACAATTTACATACCTACCCTATTAGTTATGTAAAAAGTATTGATAGCGAATCAATCGAATCTTTTACTCTCAAGGTTAAATAAATAACCTAGTATCTCTCCGAAATACTTGTAGTCCGTATGCCCGTCCAACACCATTGACTTACAAAGAACTTTTGTGAGAGCATACTGTTATTTTTCGCTTTAAGGTTTGCGTGTCTCTACTGCCCAAATGTCTTACTGCCTTACCAGTAGCAAGTGCGACTTGCTCATCTGCGTATTGACAATCCAATATGCTCACAAAAGCTCTCTGCTTTTGAGTTAGGTTTTCCTTGCCCCCCGTAAATTTATAGTGTGGCTCTCACTTTGGAGTCTTGCTATTTTGAGAGACTGACTCTTAATCTCTATATACATAACAATACAATCTTTGATTATATTTACAAATTAAGTTTGCAAGTATTTTATAAAACACTACACATAATCTGAGATTATGGTATAGAAGAACTACAAGATTTTAAGGTTGTCCCAACCGT